CCCCGAGATCGTGCCCGAAGGCGGCAAGAGCGCGGCGTTTCTGTCGCGCTGCCCTGGTCTGCGCCGGCTGGTTGCGGCCGGCAGCGGCCCAATCCGTGGGCTGTGGGTGCTCAAGGAGTACCTGTACGCCGTCTCAGGCGACACGTTTTACCGGCTCAACGTGATCGGCGACACGACCCGCTGGAAGATCAAGCCCTTGGGCACGGTGACCGGGACCGGCCCGGTGTCCATATCGGACAACGGCACGCAGATTTTCATCGCCTGCAACCCCGACGGCTTCATCTACAACGCCACCACTCAAGTATTTGCCCAGATCACTGATCCAGATTTTCCTGGCGCAGTGAGAGTTGGATATCTTGACGGCTACTTCGTGTTCAACGAGCCGGATAGCCCGCGGGTGTGGGTGACATCGCTGCTTGATGGTTTGTCCGTCGATCCGCTGGACTTTGCCAGCGCCGAGGGCGACCCGGACGGCTTGGTATCGCTGATTGTTGACCACCGCGAGGCGTGGCTATTTGGCACCAACTCAATCGAAGTCTGGTACGACGCGGGCTTGCCTGACTTTCCGTTGCAGCGCATCCAAGGTGCGTTCAACGAAATTGGGTGCGAAGCCCCCTACTCGGTTGCCAAGCTCGACAACGGCCTGTTTTGGCTGGGGTCCGACGCTCGTGGCCGGGGTATTGTCTACCGATCCAACGGCTACAGCGGCCAACGGATTTCAACTCACGCCATCGAATGGCAAATCCAGCAGTACGGCAATCTGTCGGACGCTATCGGCTACACCTACCAGCAAGACGGCCATGCCTTCTACGTGCTGATTTTCCCGACTGCTCAGACCACTTGGGTTTACGACGTGGCTACCCAAGCCTGGCATGAGCGGGCCGGCTGGTCAAACGGCAACTTTGTACGGCATCGGTCTAACTGCCAAGCAGTCTTCAACAACCAGGTCATTGTCGGCGACTTTGAAAACGGCAACATTTACGCCTTCGACCTAGACGAATACGCCGATAACGGCGAAATTCAAAAGTGGCTGCGGTCGTGGCGGGCGCTGCCGCCTGGCACAAACAACCTCAAGAGGACCGCGCATCACAGCTTGCAAGTCGATTGCGAGGCGGGTGTTGGCCTTAACACGGGCCAAGGCAGCGACCCACAGATGATGCTGCGGTGGTCGGATGACGGCGGCCATACGTGGTCCAACGAGTACTGGACTTCTGTGGGCAAGGTCGGTGAATATTACCGCCGCGTCATTTGGCGACGCTTAGGCATGACGCTCAAATTACGCGACCGTGTGTATGAGATTTCGGGCACTGATCCCGTGAAACTCGCTATCATGGACGCCGAACTGATCGTATCGCCGACCAATGCCTAGCCCCCCAAACATCACGAACATACCGTCTAACCGTGTCGGGATCATTGATCCCCGCACCGGGGTGATGTCGCGTGAGTGGTATCGGTTTTTTCTAAACCTGTTCACTCTGGCAGGCGGCGGGAGCAACCAAGTATCGCTAGACGACCTGCAACTTGGCCCGCCACCCCAGCCAGATTCAAGCGCTGGCGGCACGGTAACCTCTGTGAGCATGACAGTCCCTACCGGGCTGTCGGTTTCTGGTAGCCCAATCACTACTGTTGGCACGTTAGCGGTTAGTTACACGGCCGGGTACTCTATCCCTACGACAGCCAAGCAGAGCGAATGGGACACGGCCTACTCCGAGCGTTTGCAGTGGGACGGTGGATCCACAAACCTTGTGGCTGCCACTGGCCGCACCTCGCTTGGCGCTACAACGGTAGGCGGCAATTTTTTCACGCTGCCCAACCCCAGCGCCATCACGTTTGTCCAGATCAACGCGGACAACACCATCACCACAATGGACGCCCCCACGTTCCGCGCCGCCATCGGCGCCGGCACTGGCGGGGGCTCGGTCACCTCGGTCAGCGGTACAGGTACGGTCAGCGGGTTGACCCTAACCGGCACGGTGACCACCTCGGGCAGCTTGACGCTGGGCGGCACTCTGGCCGTTACGCCGTCTGACTTTGCGTCTCAAAGCGCCAACACATTCCTAGCCGCGCCAAACGGCTCTGCTGGGGTGCCTACCTTCCGGGCAATAGTTGCGGCAGACGTTCCCACACTCAACCAGAACACCACGGGCACGGCGGCCAACGTCACTGGTGTGGTGGCGTTTGCCAACGGCGGCACCGGCCAGACTAGCCGTCAAGACGCGATGGACGCCTTGGCCGGCGCCGTCACCAGCGGTCAATACTTGCGGGGCAACGGCACCGATGTGGTGATGTCGGCTATTCAGGCTGCCGATGTGCCCACGCTGAACCAGAACACTACAGGCACTGCGGCCAACGTGACTGGCGTGGTGGCGGTCGCAAATGGCGGTACTGGGCTTTCATCCACCCCGGCCAACGGCGAGTTGGATATTGGTAATGGCACAGGGTTTACCCGAACTACATTGACCGCCGGCACGGGCATTAGCATCTCCAACGGCGCAGGGTCAATCACAATTGCCTCGTCTGTGACCCCGGTTACATCGGTCACAGGCACGTCGCCGGTTGTGTCTTCGGGCGGCACGACTCCAGCCATCAGCCTGGCGTCGGGCTATGGCGACACGCAAAACCCTTACGCCAGCAAGACGGCCAACTTTGTCTTGGCCGCGCCCAACGGCACGGCTGGAGTGCCTACGTTCCGCGCTATTGTGGCGGCCGACATTCCTACGCTCAACCAAAATACGACTGGCACGGCCAGCAATGTGACGGGCGTAGTAGCTGTTGCCAACGGAGGGTCGGGCCAGACGACCGCCCAGTCAGCTATGAACACGTTTGCGGGGGCAGTAACGTCTGGCTCCTACTTACGAGGCAACGGCACTGACGTAGTAATGTCGGCCATTCAAGCGGCAGACGTACCAACCCTCAACCAGAACACGACAGGCACCGCGGCCAACGTGACAGGCACCGTGGCAATTGCCAACGGCGGCACGGGCCAGACGACAAAAACCGAGGCGTTTGACGCTTTGTCGCCCACTACTACCAAGGGCGACATTATTGTCAGCAACGGCACGGACAACGTGCGGTTGGGCGTGGGCACGAATAACCAGGTGCTGACGGCCGATTCGACCACGGCAACTGGCCTTAAATGGGCCGCCGGGGGCGGCAGCAACATCACGTCGTTGGGGCTGTGGGAGAATAACGCGACGATTTCGGCCAACTATTCAATTACGTCGGGCAACAACGGGTTGTCTGCGGGCCCGGTCACCGTGGCCTCGGGCGTCACCGTTACGGTGCCGACGGGCTCGTCGTGGGCTGTTGTTTAAGGAACTGACATGACCGTTACCGCGCGCAACCTAGTGCCTGCCAAGCTGGTGGAAACCACCCAGACCACTCAGTACATCGTACCCAGCAACGCTTCGGTGACCATTATTGACAAGTTCACGGCCACAAATGTTAGTGGTAGCCCGGCCACAATCAGTGTAAACTTGGTCACAGGTTCGGACACCCCTGGCGATAAAAACTTGATCACCAAGACCAAAAGTCTAGCGGCGGCCGAGGTCTACACGTTTCCTGAATTGGTGGGACAGATCATGCCGACAGCCTCGTTCATCTCAACGATTGCCAGTGCTGCAAGTGCCATCAACATGCGCGTCAGCGGGCGAGAGGTAACTTGATGATTGTTCGCAAGGCCGCCGAAACAGACCTACCCCAGTACGTTAAGCTGGCGGAAACCTTTCACGCCGCTTCTCCGATGCACGGGTCTATTGATTTTGATGTGGCTGGGTATTCGCAATTTTATCTGTCGTCTTTGCAAAACGACAGCGTGGGCGTTTGGCTTGCCGAGATTGACGGCGACATTGTTGGCATCTGCGGCGCCGTAGCCTATCCGTTGTATTTCAACCCGTCGGCCCTTGTTGTGCAAGAACTTTGGTGGTGGCTAACCCCAGCATCTAGAGGCAGCGGCGCAGGCAGTCAGATGTTCAGACAGATTGAGCAGTGGGCGAAAGAAAAGAACGCGGCGGCGTTATTTATGGTTGCTTTAGAAGACAATCGAGCAAAAAAGATGGAAAATCTTTACGTTCGTGCAGGCTTTAAGCCGATGGAACGCACATTCATTAAAGAGGTTAC